CAAGTATGTTAGTCTGTATTGCACCTGACGTTGCTACTTTACAAACATCAGAATTATTTACAACAACACTTGGTGCACTTGCGGTTGGTACCGATTTATCCGTAACGACGGTGCTAGATACTGTGTTTGTTTCTGCACCGTTCGCACTGGTTATTACACTAATAACTAATATAAAAGTTAAAACTACAAAAAGTGTTTTCACTAGTAAGTTGTATAAATTTTTAATAATTCTAAAACTATAGTAGCGGTATCGTCATCTGTTACTGAAAGAAATTTAATATCTAATCCTCCAGTTGCTCCACCTGTTCCAGGGGTTAAAGGATTTGTTAATCCTCCAATAGCACTAAAATCTTTTGAATCAGCATAATTGCAAGTTATAGCCTGTGAATTAGCAGTTGCTTTCCATTCCACTAAAAGTGGTTTGGTAACAGCAGTGTTATTAACACTCCACCATATTTTATTAATAGTAAGGTTAGTACAAACATCACCACTATTAGCAGTAGCTCCTGTAGCAAATCCTTTAGAATTATTTAAAGCAGATGGTACAATTGTAAAACTTTCAGCTGTAGTACTTGCTATTTTAAAATTCATTGTAAAAATAGCTTTTCTAGTTCCGTCAAATTGTTTTGTAATTACTTGTGACATAATTTTCTCCTGTTAAGGGTGAGGCCATTACACCTCACCCAGAGTTATTTAGATTACCAGCTTTCGTTAGTTAATAATCTTTTTTGTGCATATTCTGCAATAAATACACTTTTACCTGCAGTAGCTAATGTACCAGATGGAGTATAAGTAACAATCATTCCTGCATCTACTTCATAATCTGCATCACCAGCAGAAGCTCCAGGATTTTGTTCTACATTAAACCAACTTGTTGATTGAGCTGCAGTAGTAGTAATTGCATCACCATTAGTATTAGCTGTAACAGCACCTTTAGTAACTGCTGAAGCAATACTTCCAAACTCATCTACATCAACAGTAGTTCCGATAGACATAACTTCGTTACCTCCACCATTCCATGCTTCTGTTCTGTAAGAATAAAGTCTAGTTAAAGTTGATCCATAAGGAACAACTCCAATTAAATGTTGATATTGATCACCAGCTGTATGCCCTGTTCCAACACTAATATTTCCAACACTTACTGCTGAAGAAGTTATTGAATAAACAGCTTTAAATAAACCAGTTGTAAAAGAAGTTCCTGCGTTAGGACCTCCTGCTGCTGCAGTAGTTTCTGTTAAAGATTGTCCTGCTGCATCAATTCCAGTAACTGTAAATCTTAATGCAGAATCATTTCCTGTGCTTGTAAATTGAATTTTACGAGCCCAACTTGCTCCCCCATTTGTATCACTACTTGCAGGATTCCAAGTTCCATTAGAAATTCCAGAACCATTTAAAGTCAGGTTGTATTCACCTGTGTTAGTTACCATACCAGAAGTAATAGCTCCTACAGTTTTTAATTCTGTAGCATTACCTGCTGTTGGTGATTGTGTATACATACTTGCAACGTTAGTTAGCCAAGTTGTATTTTTTATATTAGTTCCTAGCGTTGCTCCGCCAGTAGCTAGTATGTCGCCCGATTTTACCGGACCCGAAAAAGTCGTAGTACCCATGTTACCTCCGTGGTGTATAGACCTAACCATGCAGTCTCTATACCGTCTGCCTAGCCAGTCTGCACAATTATAATTAATCTAGGATTAAGGAAGTATAAAATAAAAAAGGCGCTCTTACAAGCGCCTTCTTCACCTAAGAAAGATTAGTTAAATTTTAAGAACCTTGAGATGCGTAAACACATCTAGGATCAGAGAAACCAAAGCTATATCTTTCACGAGCTTTGTATCTCATATTTCCAGTGTCAAAATCACCTTCCATAGCAGTTGTAATTGGTGTTCTTACAAAATGCTTGAAGCCATTTGGACAATCGGTTTTAATAAAGAATGCATCAGTATCAGTTAAATAATGATTTACAGTGTATCCTTGAGGAATGTATCCTGATTGATTGAATACGTTGATATCATTATCAGCTGTACCTACTCTACCACTTGAATTCATTAATCTATCAGCTACAAATTGTAGAGCTGAAGGAATAATCATTTTCATTGGTTTTAATGCAATTTTTAAACCTCTTTCATCAATAAAAGCAGCAACATCAATAACTGCTTGTTCAAGAGAAGTCTCGTTCAAGTCAGCATCAGTAGCACTTCTATTAGAGAAGTTTCCACCTGTTAAAGTTGGATGAGCAGTAGAAGCTAAAGCAACTCCGTCTCCACCAAAATCAGCAGCATTTGTGGAAAATGCATTGTTAAGAATATTAGCACCCTTAACTTGTTTAGTATTAGCCATCGAACGAGCTAGAGCTTTTGTATATCTAGCACTGACTCTGTCATAAAGGTTATCCTCTACAGCTTCTTCAGTGATAGCAAAAGCAAGAGCAATAGTTTCGTTAGTGTATCTCGCAGTGAAAGATTCTTGCGCAGTATCATAATTGATTGCTGCACCTTCATTTTTCACAGGAGCACCAGCGAACCCGCCTAACATTACTTCTTCTTCAAAAGCTCTGTCTGAACTTTCTTGGTCGAAGATTTCTGCTGCTTCGTTCTCATAGCGTTTGTATTCTAAGCCAAAGAGAGCATTTAAACCCGGCTCTAATTCTTTGGCTAACTGGGATCTAGAAATAGCCATATATTATATCCCCGCTAAGTTAGTGTAAGCATGATCGTTAATTCTAACAACCAAGTCTACGTTTGTTTCACCAGCAGTATTGTTAGGAGCTTGAACTATTCCTACAACTCTTAGCTGCTCATCAGCAGCTGTTAGTCCAGAAAAGTCTAATTCCATAGAACTCATACCGTTAGTTGTGTTACCATTTGCGTTACCTACCATAGGTGCATTGGCTCCTACCGATGTTTGATCGGCAGCACCGTCCGCTTGAACGATGAATAATTGATCTGGATCATCATAAACTTTAATTTCCGCTGCTACTGATCCTTGCGTCACAGTTGAAGCTGGCCAATAGTTTTTCCATACCGGTTTCCCTGTTGAATCAGTGTAGTTTACACCACCACAAACTCCTACAATTTTTGCAGAGTTTGATTTAGCGTCTACTGCTAACTCAATAGTTCCATCAGCAGCTAATTGAACCGCTGTACCATTAAAGATGTTTGATGCGTAACCAGAAGCAACTTTATAAGTAGAGAAACCAGCTGTTTCATACTTGTTACCAAGCATTTTAACAGGAACTAGTCCTCTAGGCGCATCTACATTTGCCATAATTTACTCCTTTTCTAGAAGCATCATAATCCCGACCAATTCAGAATTACTGATTGCCTCCAAATGTTACTTTTGAGCTCCTATTACTTGACATAGGCATGCTCGGATGCTCGTCTTTTAAAACCTCATTGTCTATAGCTTCTTGCACCTCTTTTGACTTTTTCTGGAAATACTCATTTCTAGATTTAGCCATTTCAAGAGGAATTTTAGCTAATAGCAAACCTCCAACTCCTATAGTGCCTTTGTACTTACCTTCTGACATAGCAGGATATTTCATTTTATCTTCTGCTGAAAGTTCATCTTCTCGGACCAGTTCATAACCTTCTCTCAACCTTGACGTAATATTTTTATCATCAGGTTGACCTTGAAGTTCTGCTCTGAGCCAACGATATTTGAACCCTTCCGGTGGTGCAGGCGCATCTAGTTGTCTCGGTGGGGACCAGACCGTTTTACGAGCTTGTAAGTCCCTAGTTTCAGCGTGTCGAGTAGTTTTTTTTAGTTTTACGTTTTCCATATTTTACTCCTTCACGAATTTTGCGTATTCATCTAATGGCACACCAAGCTTTTTAGCTATTGTAACCTGTGATGGTGTGAGTTTCACAGTGCGGCGCCCAGTTTTACCTCCAGATCGAGCATTTGTAGTACCAGCAACAGTCTGAGCGACTCTATTGTTAGTTGTACTCGATGTGGAATTCGTTCTGCCTACTTTATCAGGAAAATACGTAGAAAGTCTATTATTAATTTCATTGTAGTATTCATCAGATTCAGGATTAACTCCTTCATTTACTAAATTAGTATGGATACCCCATGTAGCAAACGTCATTACTTCATCTTTACCTTCCCCTTGACCAAACCAAGGATTTTCTTTAGCCCATGCTTGAGCTTTTGCACTTGGTTGGGATCTTGGTTGAACGGAAGGTTTAACCTGTTGAGTAAACTCAGTAGGAGCTTGTTCAGGAACCTTTGTTTCAGATTCTGAAACTTTTGCTTTATTTTTTAAAGCTAATACTCTTTGTTTTTGAACAGAATTATCAGATAAAGCTGCTTGTATTTCTGCAACTTTTTCAAAATCTTGATTTTGATGGGCTGCTGCTAAATCTCTTTTAAGATTTATTTCTGTAACATCTACTTTTTGAGCAACTTCTTCAATATAACTATCATCTAATGAGCTTACTTTTTTTTCTAGTTCATCATTTCTTTTTTTAGCGTTTTCTGCAAATTGTCAAGCTGCTTCTTTTTGACGTTCTTCTTCACGCCCTTTTTTTGTTAAATCATTTATTCTTTTTTTAACACCAGAAGAATATTCTTCATGTTCAGAATTTTCTTGTGGAGCTGTTTCTACAGAAGATTCTTGTGTTGCTTCTTCAACAACATCTTTTAATTCTATATCTACTGAGTCTCCTGTATCTTCAATAGGTATTGTTTTTTCTTCGCTTAGTGCTGGTTGTGCTTCTGGCATGACTATCTCCTCATGTTAGTTTGTTAGCGGTGATAAAACGTATTCAGGATCTTTAACAACTGCCATAACTTCATCGTCATTAAGTAATCTGAGTTCTCCACCGTCGATTTTAATTCTTGCTCCGGCATATCTACCGAAGAGTATCCAATCTTTCTCTTTACACCAAGGACCTGTAGGAAATTTTACATCATCCTTAAAGCATAAGTCACCCATTTTCATCACCAATCCTACATTGGTTGACCATTGGCTTTCTTCAACAGTTTTATCTGTTAAAATAATTCCACCTTTACTTTTTTCTTTAAGTTTAAATGGCATTACCAATAATCTCCACCCTGAAGGTGTAGGTAATTTAGAATGTTCTGGTTGTTTTTCTTTTTTCTCTTTATTTTTCTTCTCTAAGGCAAAAACTTTTGTAGGTATTACATTAGTTTTGGTCATCGTCTAGCTCCTGTTTCTTTAGCAGGTTCGTGAGTTCCTGATCTATTTTATTCCAAGCGTGAAGTTGTCCCAACACATACTTATATGTTGTGATTTCCTTTACATCTCCTGTTATAACTTGAGTTAACTGCTCTTGTCTAGTCTTTATTTCTTTTCTTAATCTTTCAACAAACGAAAGAAAGTAATCAGGCATAATTTTTCCTTATTTTACTAATTAATTTATTATTGGACAATCCACCATTTTTAAAACTTGGAAAATCTTTAGATATGTTTATCTTTGTGACTTTTAAAGGTTTATATTTTATACCTTGCGGTAAGGGACCTCTTAATGGAGGAGGACCAAATCTTTTTCCCGGTAATTTCATACCTCAACTGTAGCCATTAAATCACTTAAATGTTTTGCTCTGTTGGGGGTCTGTTTATTCCATCTCGAGTCCAACATTTCAATACTAGCCTCTTTAAATTTTTTCATTTTTACAAAATCAAAAGTTTTTTTAAATTTAGCTACACCTCCAGGGCCAAGCTGAAATATCATTTCTGTATAAATTTCCTTCAAAAGTTCAGGTGCATCATAACTTAAATCACACATAAACATATTTTCACATAATAATTGTGCATGCTCTAAATCAGTTTTAAAAACTTCTTCTAATTGTTCTTTTGAATATTCTACTCCTTCTTCAAAAGGATCTCCTTCTATTACTTTATGGCCATAGCCAATAGTGGCAAACCCGAGGGTATCTTTGTAAATTTTATTTCTGAAACCTTCATTTTGCTTTACTCGATCTGCTAGTGTACTCATATTAACAATTCCATTTCCTTAGTGATTTATTAATCCTAGAATTAGGATCTTTTGCTGTTTTAGAACTAGTTCTTCTTTTTTTCATACCTTCCATCCTTGCACAGAATGATTTACGTCTCTTAGCAGCCTTTGAACCTTTTTTCAACTTTGATGGTTTTGTCGTAACTGCTGTTTTTAATTTAGAACCAGGATTAGCTTTTCTATAAGAAGCTACACCTTTCTTATTTAAACCTCCTGACTCACTTTTTCCTTCTTTTCGTTGCCAAGCAGGACTAGCCATAGGTAGTCTCTTTTCTTCTATCTTCCATTACCATTCCACATCCATTAGCTACTCCTTTTGGATTTTTAGAATTTTTTCTAACTTGAGATAAATTTTTACCGTCTTTAGCTTGTATTTTATTACCGTGTTTTTTAGCAAAACTTTTAGCCACTTCAGGCTCGTTAGCATATAGATATGCTCGTTGCTTTGCTGATTTAAAAGGCATTATGGTTTTTTAGCTGTTTTTGCCGCTCTTGTAAAATTTGCTGATGTAGGTGCACCTTTAGTTCCAGGTTTTCTCATTGATTCTCCTGAACCTGCTTTTATTCTTGCTCTTTTAGCATGAATGTTTGCATATAAACCATCTTTAGCTTTTATAACTTTACCATTTTTAAAACCTATTTTTTTAGCTACTTCAGGATTACTTTTTTTTAAAGCTTTCATTCCTGCGTTCATTTTTTTCTTTGTTGCCATTTACTTTCCTTTTTTAATTAAGCCCATTGCACCTTTTCCGGCCTTGATGCCGAAGCTAGCTGAGCAGGCGATATATAATAAATGTTTATAATAATCTGGAAGTGACTGCAATGCGACAAAGCCCGCTTCTATATGTTGTGTCATTCCAGGAAAAAATACGAGCGTTGCTGGAGCGAGTAAACAAATTAAAATTAGCTCGTCTTTCCACGAACCTTTCATTTGATCTACGGCTGATGCTTCCCATTTTATTTTTCCGGCTATTTGATCTTCTTTAAGTTTGGTAGCAGCTTTAATTTCTGTAACTTTTAATTCTGCTTTTGCTTTTTTTGTTTCGACGAAGCCACGGACCGTATCCGCAGCAACGCCGAGTAAAGGTTTTGCTAAGAGTTGCCAGACCATTGTCTAGGCTGCTCCACCTGTCATCCAACTGATGACCCATAGAACTATGATAGCTACAATAGCAGCCTTAATCCAGTCCTTCATTTTCCATTCCGACCATTCTTTGACATGGTCCCATAGATCTTTTATTAAATTCATATAACCTCCTTAGTTAATGAATAGTTAAATTGAAGTCAGCTTCGAATTCAACAGTATTTTCTAGCTCATGTTCGCAATTATTGCAATCACAACTAGAACAACTACCTCCGTTGGTATGATGACAAGCATGTCCACAATGTTCGCAAATATTATCCAAAAAATTTAATTCCTTTAGTTGCTGCCCCTACTCCACGCATAGTTTGAGTTGGTTTTTTAACATTTTTGTCTACATCAATGCCGTCTATTGATGGTCCAGGTTGAACTTTAAACTCACCACCATCTCCGTAGCTCATTTTAGGCATTCCACCGCCCATGTAACCCATTTTCATCATTCCGCCACCCATGTACTTCTTTTTTTTCTTATCTTTTTTCATATTTTCCTTAATGTAATGTTGGTTTCAACAAATTAATTTGAAAAACATCCTCAAGTTGCTTTTCAAAAACAGTTTCTGCTATTTGTCCCTTTAAAGCGTAATCTAAATAGATAGCTTTAACAACTGATAACATAGCTGCAGCCATAATTAACTTATCTTCACTTGTTTTTGCGTATTGCTCTACATGTGATGCAAAATCATTTATACTTCGATTTAATTTATCATCATTTTCTAAATATAACATTAATTTTTCCTCATTTTAGCTAATTCTTGCTGATTTTGTATTCTC